GGGCAATTCATCTACTTGCTGGAGATAGAAACTATTCTGAGCCATGGTTTTCTAAAACCCATTATAAGGGATATGTTATTCCCAGGCTCGACTTGTTTCGCTACCTTATTGATGGCCTGGACAACCTGAAAATTGTCCGTAAGGTCCTCGTGGTACTGAACAGTTACAAACTAACGGTTTTAGGAAGACCGTCTCTCTCAACTATTGTTGATACACCAGTTTCTGAACCCTCCGATCCATATATCTCCAAACTAAGACTTTATTGCCACCTTCCTAATGTACCTCCTTATGCTTTGGAGGAGACAGAGGTTGTAGACACAAGGTCAAAGTTTGCTGATGACTATGGGAATACCTTTGATGGACCTTTTGGCATGAAAGACGATTCCGTCTTTGGCCACACGGAACACACAGAGTATCCTCGGAACTTAGGTAAACTGGTACCTATCATAGACAAAGGAAAGTGGAGGAACATTCTAGTAGGCCATTGGGTAATCCAGCTCCAGACCAAGAAATTGGCTGACTGGTTACGCAATTGGCTCTGGAAATTACCGGAGGTGGCTTCTGGAGATCAGTGTAAATTTTCTGACTTCATTATCACCGCCATGAAGAATGGCAGATACATGATGTCGATTGATTTAGCTGAAGCAACAGATAGGCTTTCCCGGGACCTCCAGATTAAACTATTAATCTCGATGGGGGTTCCAAAAGCTTACTTCTACTTCTTAAAGTTACCTTTTGTGTATGATGGACGTGTCTATCATACCAATCGGGGACTTCAGATGGCAGAGTATTCAAATGGGCAACCCATGGGACTATTTCTGTCTTTTCCGATGTTTGAGCTCGCTCACTATGTTATCTTAAAATTCGCTTGTGCAGTTTCAAAAGCAGAATTCTGCATTTGCGGTGATGACGTAGTGATAGCTCTTGAATCTGAGAAAGATCGGGACAAGGTCTTTGGACGTTACAAAACGTTAATCGAAAGATTCGGTGGCGTGATTTCCACTGCAAAGACTATAATGTCAAGCAGGTTAGCTGAAGGAGTAGGAGCGATTTTCCTGAAGGGAATTCCAAAGGATATCAGAATCCCTACTGGAAAACTCTCTTTACTCGAAGCAACAACCCCAGACACATG